ATATCTGTGAGGGTCTGCGTGTACTCTTCGCCGTTGCTATACAAGGACACCTCCACCCAGCTCACCTCTTGTGTGCCTTGATTCACCACATCAACCCAGATGTCTTGGTAAGGTGTGCACCAAGCCTCCTGATATAACGCCGTGCCGGGCCTCACATCGTACTCTACCACGGGGTCACAGCTTGCGTTGTCGTAGAGGGAGGGTCTGTACGTCTCAACGCTTGCGTGCATACGCTCTGCCTGCCCCGGTGTGAAGCTGTCCTTGCACGTCTCAGGTGAGTAGTCCATAAAATTCTCGGTGAGAGCGTCAGGACAGAACGTATCCTCACAAGAGAACTGGTTGACAAGCGTAGGCGGCGTGTCACAAACGAGGTCGCCTTGCGTGGTGCAGTTGCTCTCAACACAATCGGCGGTGTTTGAAAAGGTGTGGTATAGAGAAAGGTAGTGCCCCATCTCGTGAACCACTGTAAACCCAAGCTCTCGCCCGGGCTTCTGTACACCCTCGGTACCTGTGGAGTTGTAGAGCGCTACAATGCCGTCCCTACAATCTCCCGTAGGGCCCAAGTACGCGTAGCCCTGCACGCCGTTGCCGCCGTCGTTGTCTGCGATTTCAGATACGATATAGATATTGCAAAAGACATCGGGGTTCCAACACCCCACCTCCTCCTTGAAAGCCTCCTGCTCTACCCCTACGCCGCCGCTTCCGTCGCTCACCCCCACCGTCGCGTACTCCGGCCAGATGAGAGCGCCGTTGGTGCGTGTGATGCCGTTGGTAGGGTTGTCGTTGTCATCTCTTGCAGCCATGCAAAACGAGAAGCCGCTCTCCGCAAACTCCTCGTTCAAGACGTCGAGCTGACTTACTATCTGCTCGTCCGTGATATTGTCTTCTCCGCCTGTGTGTACGATGTGCCAGACTACAGGAATAGTCTTATCGCTGTATTCACTCCGTGCGCGGGTTTGAAGGTGTCCCATTGTGCGTACCTCGTGAAGGATGCACTCTTGTGCCAGAAGGAACTGCGGGACGAGAAGAAGAAGGAGAAGGATTTTGTGCATCGATCCAAGTCTTTAGGAGGGTTATATTTTGCTTCCGGGTCAATCGTAGAAGATTTTGCGTGCGAAGTCAGGGTCTACCCTATCGTATCCGCCCGAGATGGTCATGCCGTTTTGGTAGTACACCTGCGTCTCTGGACTCATATCGGGGCCGTTGTTGCTCTTGTACTCCGGAAAGAGGGAAGAGTTATTACACAGGTACTCGACGAGGCGCGTGGTGTAGAACTGCGCGTTCTGTCGTGCGTTCTCAATCTCTCGGTGTAGGTCGTCCTCACTGATGGGGGACGTATTCTCTGCAGTGCGAATGACAAGGCCCCCGTTGTCGAGCTTGACGTACAAGTTGGGCAGCATTTCCACCATACTCCACCACACCGTCGCCTTCCGTACATAGTTGTCCAAGAGGGTTTCATAATCGCCACTCACGCCGGAGCCTGAGATGTCGCTCTTGAGCTTCTCTAAGAGGTCCGTGCCGAGATACTGCTGGATGTATTTATCCTGTGCAAGGATGATGGCCGGCACCATCACGGCGTCTTCTACCCCGCCGTTGAGCTGGGTAAGGCGCTTCATGTAATCCGGGTTTACGAAAAGTACTTCTGCTTGTAGTGCCATTTATCGAGGGTTTAGGTAGCCGTTGTTTGGCATCGCTGCCGGGATTTGAGAGATACGTGGGTCCTGTGTGGGCAGTTGGTTGGCCCGGCGCACGTCCTCCGGCAGTCGGTTAATAATATCTCGGGCGCGGTTTACGCTTACGCGCTTGTTGTTGCGCTTCAAGTACGTGCGACGTACCCAGCGGTGCCGGCAGTTGGGACCGCCTTTGTACAGAAGCAGGTCGTAGGTGTCTGTGCCATTTGGACCAAATCCGGGGTTGACTGCACGGGCCGAGGCACCACCCAATGAGGCCGGCCAGTTAGGTCCTACAATGTCCTCACGACGGTAAACGCGGTTGGCGCTCATCATCTTTTTGCAGAACTCTCGGCTATTTTCTGCAATGGGACCGTCATAGGCGTAGCGGATTTTCACAATATCGTTGTCAAGCTCTGACTTGGCTTGGGGCTTTGAACTTGGCACGCGGGCAAAGTGCCACTGCGCATCTTGCAACTCCTCGGTGTTCTCATCGAAGTCGCGCTCATCAATAAGTTCCCAGTCCTCACCCATCTCTTCCCCTTGTTCAACAAGCCAGTCTGCGGCTTCAACCTTTGGACGCGGGAAGTCTTCGCTTAGTTCTGTAGCCTCTTCGGGCTCCATAGGGGGCACTTCTTCCACGCTTACAAGGGTTGGGGTGCCTGCGGCCGTAAAGATGCTTGTAAGGGCGTCTTTTACGATGCGTTGGTAAGGCTTGATGACTTGGCGGTCGAAGAGCTCGGAGGCAATCTCCAACTCTTGGGTGTTTCCGAGTTGGCCCGCTGTCTTAACGCCAAACATAGCCGAAGACACCACGCGGTGACCCACCATGATTTTGTCGGACACCTCCGTAGAGAGAAATTGGTATTGCTTGTCGGCATCGGAAAGGGGGAACGGCTCGAAGTCGGGCTTCCTGTCGGGGCTATCGGAGTAGGTCACAATAAACTTACCCGCATTGGTAGCCCCGGCCAACTGACGTTCGATGTCGTTGCGGATACGGCGGCGCTCCTCCTGTGCTGGGACTCCGTTCTTGAAGTGAATGGTGAAGCTCGGAGCAAGCCCGTTCTTGATATTGTTGATATGGTACTTGCCAATCTCCTTGTCCAGCTCGATATAATCAATCGAGCCGATGTAGTCGGGCTTGGGGTAGTAGTACGAACCCGGTGAGAAGGGCTTGACGTACAAAATCTGCACCGGGTGCTCCACGCTCTGCTCAGGGTCGAAGGTCTTGACCAGCTGCGGCTCTTCGCGTTTGTCGCTCCAATCCTTAGAATAGTACAGAAAGTTTACCTTCTCGTCCTCGTCTACCTCTGCGCTACGGACATTCTCAAAGGGGCAGTGCCGTACCTTGGAGATAGTCGTGCGGTCGATGGAGTACACCACCTCCAATGCGAAGCCGCCTTGAATTTTAAGGTCAAGGCAAGCCTTGCGGACTTCATCTTGCAAGCCCCACTCCTCAATCTTTAGACGCGCTTCGAGGGTGTCAGCCTGTACGCCGTCACCAAAAATCATATATGCGATGGAGGTGCAGAGAGCGTTGTGTGTGGCGCTGCTCTTGTACAGGTCGATAAGGTACTGAGGGAAGAGGTTGTCATCACCGTAAGACACCCACCCTTGATTCGAGGGGCGCTCGGCGTATGAACGCTCTTGGTATTCTTTGAGTTTGAGTAGTTCCATATTACTCGTAATATATCACGTTATCAGGGATGGTAACTTCGGGGATGGTCCATGCGGCCTCGGCGCTTACCCTGCACGGGCCTACCTCACAGACACCGACTACGCTTGCATCCTCTGGGTTCTTGTTGGTCGCTGAGTTTTGGCCGTAAATAGTGTATGTGTAGAGGCCTGAATCGGTTATGAGTACGCTGCCTCCTGCGGGGTCGTCGTTGTTTGTGGGGATGTCTGCCCGCGTGTACCTCTCGTTGTCGATAACCGTCGACAGGATACAGGGGTGCTCTTTCTCTGTCGCGTTGTTCTTCAAAATCATAAGATAGTGCGTGAACGAATCCAAGAACTTACGCGCCTCGAAAGGAGACACGAAGACTCTATTTTGTGCAGCGTTGGGTGTAAGGTGAATCATGCGTAGAGATAAAAAAGGGGAGAGCCCACGCCCTCCCCCTCCTTGTAACAATAACGGCCTAAGGTTGGCCCGGTATTTCGTTAGCCTTACGGTGCAGCCGTGATGCTAATAACGGTGTCCGTTGGTGCGCCGTTGGTCAAGTCCAAGAACGGAGCTGCGGAAACCTCCTGAGCGGAGAACTCCAACGTAAAGCCGTTCTGGTCGCCTGCGGCCTGACCCGTCTGAGCAGTACCTCCGGAGACTTCGACGCCGTTCTTCAATCCCATCACAAACCAATTTCCGTTATTGTCCTCGACCATTACGGACACACGGCCCTTTACGAGGTTAGAAATTTCGGTAATGTCAGCCGCCGCCGCCTTGTTAAAGGTGACAGAGCAAACTTGGTCGAAGAAGACGGTACCTGCTACGAGATCAGAAGTGATGGTCTGCGTGAGGGAGCCGCTGCCGCGCGTCATATCGTAGGTGTAGAAAGTCACCGACGTAATTGGAGGTGTATCGGTGTCAGTGATGGTGACGCCGGGAGTTTCCCCGGCGGAGATGTCATCCCATTCCCACTTATCAGCCTGCCACTCAGCTACGTAGATACGCTTGATGCCTCCGAGAGCGTCTTTACAACCAACTCCCCGTCCTGTCAATGTTAAATCACAAGCCATGTTTTTAAGTTTAAGGGAGAGTCCGGGAGGCCCGAAGGCCCCCCGTTATCTCGGTTAGTTATTAGGCTGAGCGACGAACGCAAGCCATAGAAGCCTCGTCCACAATCTGAGTACCTCCGTCGAACATCATAAGGATGCGAGTGAGGTCAGCTCCGGTTGTGTTGCGGAGGTCGATGAAGCGCGCCTCGACGTGATCGGTCAAGACGTTGGTGCCGAAGTACAAGTTATCCACGCGAGAAGCGAGCAAGGTGTCGTCAGGGAATCCAGCGGGAGTGATGATTTCGTACCCTAGGTAGAACTTAGCCATCTGAGTAGCCAACACAGGGTTGTTTGTGTCAGAGGCCAAAAACTGGAAGTAGAGCTGGAAGCTCTTGCGGCTCATGTAGATTTTGGTATTCGCGTCGCCAATCAAAGCGTCTGGTAAGCTAGCAACCAAAGCGGCCAACTGAGTTGCAATACCTGTATCCACACCAGTTGAAGGAGATTCTGCTGTAAATGCACCAACAAGTGTGGTCTCGTGAGTACCTGCACTAGCAACGTAGCGGCTCATGATAGAGTCAAACAAGACGGGCACGCCCGTGCCAGAAGTAGAGCCATCGGTGTGGTCGTACTTACCTGACCAAATGTTCTTCTCGACATCCTCTGCAACGCGTGAGGCCACGTACTGCGCCAAAAACTGCTCGTAGTCACCGGGAACGGCTGCAAAGGCTCCACGCATCTGAGCAGACGCCCAAGAGGTTGCAAGCTCGTGGTTGCAGATTTCTTCGTTAACCTGCAACTCAGTCAGTTCAAGTTGGACGTCAGAGATAGCGAGGGACCCGTTGCTTACGTCAAAGTCGCAAGAGCGAGCCTCGACGGTGCCACCTGACACCTTGCGCAGGTTGGTCTTAAAACGAACGTTGTCAAGTACAGAGCAGTACCCGTTCGCGATGGTATCTGCGCTCAAAATTGCGGGAGCAACAAAAGGAACGGCGGCCGTCCCTTCGTAGTTGCTCGAAATAGTCATTCTTGCCATAAGAATTTATTTAGAGAGTTGATTTGCAAGGGCGCGGACGCGCTCTTCGATAGTCATATTTGCGAGGTCGAGCTTTTCGACCTTCTTAGCTGGGGCCTTGTGCTTCAATCCGGGCTCGGCCGCGAACTTCTGCAACTCCTCCAACTTGGCGTTGGTCTGTGCCAATGCCTCTTTGAGTGATTCGAGCTCCGTCTTCTCGGGCTTCTGCTCGCTCATCTCCACCTCTACCTCTTCGGCTACCTCTTCGGCTACCTCTTCGGTGGCCTCAGGTGCTTCGGTGGTCTCTGTCATCTCTTCCTTTTCCTCTTCCTTGGCCTCCTCTTCGATAACCTCTTCTTCTGGCTGGGCGTACACCTCAGCCACGGCTGCGGCGATGGCCTGAGCCAACTCCTCGCCCAAGTCGGGGAAGCGCTCGTTAAGCACCGCCAAGACTTCCTCTTGGTTAAATTCTACTTTCATATCGTTTTGTTCTTCCTCTTCCGAGGCGAGTTTTTTCTTCTTCTTTGGGGGGTCCGAGGGCGCGGGGTCGCGGGCGGGAGGTGCAGCGGGTGCCTCTTTTGGCTTGGTAGGCTTGGTGCTGTCGATATTAGGCTTGCCGTCGATGCCTTTGGCGTCGGGCTTACCCTCATTCTTCGCGTCACCGCCCTGAGGCTTTGTAACCTTGTTCACCTTGCCCAAGTCACCGATGGAGATAACACCGCCGTCTGCGAGTGTGTAGTCTCCGGGAGGCAGCGGGATGCGCTCGCCCTCGTCGTTGATGATGTACGCCTCTTCACCTTCTGCGAATTCTTCGCCGTCGGTGTAGATTACGGTGCCGTTTTCCAGTGTTGCTTCGGCCATGTCCACACGCAGAACCTCCTCGGCTGTGAGGTTGACGTTAAACTTGTTGAAGACTTCCTGTACTCGTTCCTTGATAGTCATAGAGTGCCTTTTTTTGTATAAGTTTTTTCTACCCTTATTCCTGAAGTTTGCCCTTATTTTTTCTGAGACTTGGGATGCTTGGCGGGCAACAAGTCAAAGTCACCGGTGTACTTAGGGTTCTCGGGTCTACCATTCTTCACGAGGTACAAGAATGCGTTCACCCGAGCAAAGGCCCACGCTGACGGGCTCTTGATTTTTGGTGAGTGGCTGACGTTATACGCCCCAAGCCCTCGCTGGAAAACTGCCTTTAACATACCCACGGTCGTTCCGTAGCCTAACTTCTCTTTGTATCGTTCGTTGAAGTCGTCACTTTTTTCTTTCAAGGTAGCCTCGTCTTTCTTGCTAACTTTAGCGCTACGTGTGTCCTTTGCTGAACCTCGCGCCGTGCCCTTTCCCTTGGGGTTGCGGTTGGGGGTGTCGCTCTTTGGCGCCTTCTCGCTCTCTCTTACTCCTCCGCGTGGCCCAATCTTTGCAAGCTCTTCGGCCTCAAATAGCGCCCGCATCTCTGCAAAGAGTTCCTCCTTAAGCTTGGACTCTGCCCAGCGTAGACCCGCCTTGCCACCCCACAACAGATACGAGATGGTGCCACACGCGGAGGTGTCGTTCTCATCGTAGTATTCCGCCGCCCGAGAGAGGTAGGAGGCCATGCGTTTGACGGTCTCCAAAGAGACGGGTTCACCCTGTGCCAGTTGCTGCGCTCGGACCTTGCCCGTCTGCGTAGCGCACTTGTTCCCGTTCTTCTCGTTGAGCTCAATGCCTCTCTTTGCGTTGTTGCGTACTGCCTCGGGGTAGTCGCTGTAAGACTCCATCACCACCCGCGTACCTGACTTCGTGCGGCCGTCCTGCTTCACGATGGCCTTGGCAAGTTCTGCAAGCATCTCGTCCTCGGCGTTCTTCTTCATCTTGTCGACGAAGTACCCCTCAATGGAGAAGCCCTTTACCTTGCCCTCTTTCACC